CGTTTGTTTGTCAATACTACGATGGGTTCTGACCTTTACAAAGTAATGCAAGAAAGCCCCGCTATGTTTGGCGGCGTTTCCGTTGGCGCATACGCCGAAGAATATTGCATGGTCGATGCTGAAGGCAACCCTTGCGAAGATTACGAAGAAGGTTATTTCCAAATCACTAAAGGCGGTTTGCGCGAAGTATCCGTAGTGATGTATCCCAACAACCCACAAGCAGAAGTTAGCAGATTGGAATATTTCCGACCTGATGGTTCTGCGGATTTAAAAGTTTTAGAACAAGCCTTGCGTGAAGTTGGGCTATCTAAAAAGGATGCGGTAGCCGCCGCATCTACATTCAAAAAGGTGTTAGAACTGCGCGATGTAGTTACAACGCCTATTGAAATTGCGCCTATTCTGAGTGAATCAGATGCGGAGGCTACCGAAGCGGAAATTCTCGCGGCTTTAGAAACGCGTGAACTTCTTAAAATTCTTGATACCAAAATTAAAGGTTAAATCATGTCACAAGCAATCATTGAAAAACTGGATGCTATCGAAGCCAAGCAAAGCGAAAGCATTGCCGCCGTTGAAGCAAAAATTCCCGCCGCCGTTGAAGCAATCAAACTGGAAATGCAAGAAACCATTTCTGCTTTGGAAGCCAAAGTAGCATCAATTCAAGCACCCGCTATCATCAAGCCCGCTACAACCGTGCGCGGCGATGTAAACCGTTCTGTTAAAGAACAATTGGTTTCTTTCTACAAAAGCAATGCCCGAGTAGAAAAAGAACTGCAAATTTTTGCTGACGAAAGCCAACGCGATGCGTATATGCGCGAGGCATCAGCATTGACAGGTTCAGGTAACAACCAAGGTGGTCGCACCGCTTATGACCCTGTGTTTGCCGCTTTGCGTTTGGCTAACCCCATGCGCGGTTTGTCACGCACCGTAGCAACCGATGGTTCTTCTTATCAATTCCGTGTCAAAACTGGTAATGCAGGTGCGGCATGGGGCTATGCGATTCAGAACAACGGTGCTGATACAACTGAAAACACAAGCATTTGGCAATTAGTTTTGCAAGACTTGAATGTTCAGTTTCCAATCCGTACCGCGGCTTTGGATGATATTGATGGTTTGGAAGCCAATGTCGTTGACGATATGTTGATGGAGTTTTCGCAAGCCGAAGCCTTGTCAATGATTCAGAATAACGACCAAGCGGCACAATCAGGCACTAACCCTTACGGCGGTACAAATGGCTTGCGCGGCTTAGACCAATACGCGGGTGCTAACGCTACCTATGCGGGTGGTACTTGCTCTACTGCGGCATTTGGAACAAGCGGTACAGGTTCTAATACTGGTTTGCATAGCCTTGCTACTTATGACCAAATTACCACTAACGCAAACACCGTTGGCGCAAACAACATTTCTTATGTTGACGTAATCAATACTATTTATGCTTTGCCACAACAGTATTGGACACCTGACACTAAGTTTATGATTAGCCCAATTTTGTTGAACGCTATTCGCGCATTGCGTGATACAAACGGCGCACCAATCTTTAATCGTAACGAAGGTTTGTCGGTTGAAGGTATCGTAGGTAATTTGTTGGGCTTTGATGTTGTCGTTAACAAGTATTGCGATAACCCATCACAAGCAACTACTGGTTCTGCGGGTACAACTTCTTTGTATCCAATGTTCTTTGGCGACTTCACACGCGGTCACACAATCATTGATAGATTGAATATGATTATGCGCCGCTACGACCAGACGGCCCCAGGTTTTATCACATTCTTTGGTGAAAAGCGTTTGGCTACATCAGTTCGTGACCCTAACGCGTTGATTCGTTATCGTTCAACTGGTACTGCTACTTAATTGCGTTGCCATTAGCGGGGGGCGAAAATCCCCCGCTTTTTTTAAACAGGAATTCAAAATGTCAATCACCGAAAAAATCTTGAACGGAATCAAACAAGCCATCACCGAAGGCGGCAAAGTAAACATCGACTTGCGCGAAGCAAGCGCAATTACTGGTTCGGGTTCGGGTGTCGGTGGTAATGTTGTTTTTGATGATGCGTTTGCGGCTTTGCGTCAAGCAAACCCTTTGCGTCAAGGCTCACGCCAAATTACGGTTACGGGTTCTGATGCCCAATTCGTTGCCAAAACTGGTAACGCCGCAAATTCTACAAACCCTTGGGGTTACACATTTACGCCAAATAGCGGTTCGCCTAATGTGAATACTTCTATTTGGCAATTGCCCGTGCGCGTATTGGTTGCACAATTGCCAATCAGAACGGCGGTGCTAAGTGATGTTAATGGACTTGATGCAACACTTGTTGAAGATTTGGCACTTGAGTTTGCACAACTTGAAGGTCAATCAATGGTGCTTAATAGCGACCAAGCGGGTAGCGGCACTACATCAACTGGTGCTACTAATGGCTTGCGCGGTTTGGATAGTTACGCTACTGGTGCTTCTAGTGCTTTCGGTTCTAGTGGTACGGCTATTACAAATGGTATTCATACTATCGCTACGGTTAGTAATGGCGGCACTACGGTAACTTACAACAAAGTTGTAAACATGGCTAACGCGTTGCCCCCGCAATATTGGTCGCTAGATTCAACTGCATGGCACATTAGCCCCGCAATGATTCAAACATTACGCCAGTTAAAAGATACCGCGGGCTTGCCTTTGTTTTTGGAACTAGGCGAAAAAGATGGTTGCGCGATTGGTCACATTTTTGGTTGGCCCGTTATTCCTAACGCATACCTTTCTACAGATTTCCCAATCTACTTGGCAAACTGGAATCGGTTTTTGACAATCGGCGATACCGAACAAATGAGCATCCAAATGTTTGAACAAACACAGGCGGGTTTTGTGACGATGTACGCAGAAAAAAGAATGGTAAGCACCGTGCGCGACCCGTTTGCGGGTGTTCGTATGTCTGCCGCCTAAAGGGGGCTTGAATGTCAGTAAATAGCGATTTACTAGGTGCGCCCTACGGTGCATCTACTCGCAATCCGTTTAGTTATGTAAAAACAGAACAGATTGACCGTGATGTAGTTACGCCTTGGTTAACCTTGGATGAAATTACTAATCAAATAAATTTGTTTGAAGATGAATCACAAGATGGTTATTTGCGGTCATTGGAAGTAGCGGTTCGCCAAGCCATTGAAGATTATTTAGGTCTATCTATTTTTTCAGTTACCTACCGTGTTTGGTATGGTGCTGAAAACTTAGCCGCATCGCCCGTATGTTTAGATTTGCCCGAAGTATCGCAAAATCAATACCCAAGTTTGTCGGGCGTAACGATTGAAAAAGTAGCGTATTGGAATAACGCATCACCGCCCGTTTTAACAACCGTTGCGGCAAATCAATATTACTACGACCCAAGCGGTAACAAAGTAATTATTCAATCGCTACCGACAACCATCAATAGCCAAATGACCGCGCCGATTATTTGCGAGTACACAACCGCACCTAATCCGTTGCAAACCTATCCCGTTATTAAGCAAGCGGGTTTGTTGTTGTTTACGCACTTGTATAACAATCGTAGCAACACTACCGACAATCAGTTAAAAGATATTCCATTTGGCGTGTCAACATTGCTACGCCCATACAAACCTTTGGTGATGTAAATGGCAATTGCACGGTTTGAACAAATCATTGTAAAAAACTTAGCGTTTGCTAAAAGTGATTTTGGCGAACAAAACACTACGCAAACCGAATGGTTTAAAACCCGTGCGCGTGTTCAATCCGTTGCCAACAGTTTAAAGATTTCGGAAAAGTACCGCCTTTATCAAGATGTAGTTAACTTCATTTTGAACTACACGCCAAACACAAGAACAATGGTTCGCAATCAAAACCTTTATGGAATCAGTTACAACGGTTACGATTGGCGCATTGATAACATTCGTGAATCTGACGATAGGATGACCGTGGTTATCTTGGCGTATAGAAACGACCCAGTTACGGCGGTGTAAATGGCAACCCAACAAAATCCAGTTCAATACGGCAAAGCAATACAGTTTCAACTGCAAAGCATTGTTACGCCCGTACCCGTGTATGCCGCGTTTAACCGTAACTTTGCAACTGAACCTAAGTTTATTGTTTGGATGCTAAGAAATGTTCATCAGGATGTTTATACAGGGCCAGTTCAATCGGTTAAAGGCATTGACCGCCCAACATTTCAGATAAGTATTTTTACGCAAGTAATAGAAGATGGTTTCACTATTTCCAATCAGATACTACAATCGCTACACGGATATAGTGGTTTGTTTGGCGGTGCAACTAATGGTTTTCAGATTGCTAAAGCAGATGTTTTTTGGCTTTACAACACCTATGACAATGATGAAAAGTTAGCCCAAATTTTTCTTGATTGCACCCTAGATATTCCAACATAAGACAACCCAACAACTTTTGAAGGAACTTTTAAAATGGCACTACCAAATAAAATAATGGCGGGTTTTAGCGCGGCGTTGTATGCCCAATCGGGCGCGACACCTACCGCACTAACACTTACCCAACTTTCAACCCTTGGCAATGTTTCAGGCATTGCAATTTCGGGTAATCTGATTCCAGTTGAAGCAGTACCCGCATTTGGTCAAGATGATGCCGTTGCTAGTTTCGGTGTAGCGGGTTCGCGTCAATCTGACAAAATCCCAACGCAATCCGCACCAACATCACTTAGCGTAACTGCCGCATGGAATCCTAGCGACACAATGCTTTTGCTGATGCGCGGCGATGCGTATAGCGGCGTTATTGACCGTACTTTTGTAGTTAGTGCTACCGAAGGGTCAAACATTGTTTATTACGCCTTTAACGCCCGCGTAAGCCAGTTTACGATTGATGCAAGCCCTAGTGCTGAAGCCAAATGTAATTTCACCATTCACCCCCGTGGAAATCTCTACGGTTGGTCTAACAACGCCTAAAGGAATATCATGGCTATACCAAATAAAGTTTTAGCGGGTTTTAGCGCATCGTTGTATATGCAAAGCGCGGCAACGCCTACACCACTTACAACGGCAAACCTTTCCGTATGGACAGGGCAAGTTACAACCATTGTAGGCACGGCGGCTAACGGTACTGGCGGCGCGGGTGTTTTGTTGCCCGTGGAAGCCGTACCCGCTTTTGGTCAGGATGATGCGGTTGCATCTTTTGGCGTTGCGGGTTCACGCCAAAGCGATAAGATTCCTACGCAATCTGCGCCTACATCGTTAAGCATTACCGCGGCTTGGAATCCAAGCGACACCGCGTTATTGCAAATCCGCGCTGATGCCTATAGCGGTACGGTTGACCGTACTTTTGTCGTTGCCGCGGTTGACGGTGCTAATACGGTTGCGTATGCGTTCAATGGTCGCGTTTCACAATTCACAATTGATGCAAGCCCAAGCGCAGAAGCAAAATGCAACTTTACAATTCATCCGAGGGGCAACCAATACGGTTGGTCTAATAACACATGATAACCGTAGAAGAAGCCGTAGAAGTTCTTAGCACTACCTACCAATCACTAGATGCGGTTGCACAAGGAATGGTAGTAGATGCCGAA